GATGTATAGTTTTTACCTATGCTAAATTTATTCATGGCTTAAAGTTCCCATAACCCATAACACATTAGTAAGACCATACTACAGGACTAGACTTCCTGGTATCGACATGCACAAAGCTCTTAGCGACACCTATCCCATTAAATCCCATAATCATAGCAGCCTTAATAATCTTATGGCGCTGTTGACCACTCGACACCTTAATGTCCGCAGCAATACCTTGAGCATGAGTACCTGGCTTAGCTTTCTTAGCTTCTATAGAATGCTTAGGAGACCTATAGCCGCTGGTGATTACAAAAGGAAAACCACAGGCTTCCCTTAGCTCATCCAGCTTCATAACAAACTCTGGGTCTATTTCGTTCTGACCAGTCTCTTGACACTTAAAGTCATCTAACTTGAAGTACTTATATATCACTTTCTGTGTACTCTCCTTCAATGGTATTGTCTTGGCTTGGGTCAGAGACATTAGTGGCAACTTGTCCAACACCTGAAATAGTAATTGATACAGATTGTCTACCACTAGCTGAATCCTTCTCAAAGTAACTCAAGGGCAGCATTCTATCCATAACAAGTTTCCATGCTGCTGCTTGGTTTTTATGGTCATCGTTAAGAGCAGCATTAAAGATACTTTCCAGAACCTTGTTAGATTTAGGTGAAGCAAGCATTCTAGCCTTATATTCGTTAATAATGCTAGCGTCTCCTTTAGGCCGCCCAACTTTACCCCTGTTTCCAGCGGTTTTAGAGACTACATCAGTCTTCTTTGGTCTACCTCTTTTTCTTTTAGGTTGTTCCATAAAGTATTTACTCTCCAGCTTTGCTGGCGCTCCTTAGTACCTAAGAATACTTTTTGATTATAGCACACTTTTGTCTAAAAGTCAAGCATTATTTTAGATTATCTGCAAATAATTGGTTCCTTTTAGTGGTCTTTTGGTAAATTTGAGTTTTCTTTTGAATACAAAAGGTTAGTGAGTACTAACTATTGGTCAATTTGACCTAATTTTGGCTTATTTTGTATGTCAGCGGGTACTATAATAATACAACAGAGCGTCAGCCCTCCCCCGCCCCTCAAGTTTACCCCAGGCCCTTGAGGTTGTCAAGTGAAATTTACTCAAGACAACTTGAGAATAATTCATTTGCACTCTCAAGCATTCTATGGTAGGCCTTGGGGTTGTCGCGGTACCACAGTTTGCTTGAGAAGTCAAAAGAAAACTTGAGAAAAACTTGAGAAAAACTATTGACAAAGTGTTGAGAGTGTGAGTCGCTAAAGTACCCTTTGGAGTCTTTAGCATACTCAAGCAATCATTGCAAGTGAAATATCCTCAAGTCATCTTCAGAGAACATGAGAATCTTTCACTGTACAGGTTTGCTTGTGTCTATATACTGGTGGACATCAAGACAACAAACGGAGACAAAACAAAATGAAACTAACCGAAAGAAAAAGAGTTGCCACCTTAGCCCCTGAATACGTCGCCAAGGTTAAAGAAGCCCAACAGATAGTAAAACATCCCTTCAAGGTGTGTCTTAACCCTAACGGGATGACAGACGCTGAAGCACGCCAGGTACTAAAAGAGTTCGCAGCACTTTAAGTAATGTTCTATTACTGCGCTTTGGAACACTCCAGAGCGCATTTGTGGAAACATTACCAAAACCAAAACGAGGATAGAAAAAATGCTAATTAGTGAACAAAAATTAGGCGCGCTCCTGGAAGTAATGACCAAAGAAGTGGGCGTCTGTTCTGTGGCGAAGGCGCGACGTGCGATAAAGAGCTGGGCAATTCAGCGCGGTAGAGTTACATTCGATACACTAGGCCAACTAGAACATATCAGCGACGAGGATTTGCTTTGTCTGCGTAGATTCGTAAACATAGCCGTGACCGAGCGCGGTCTTCTGGATGACCAGGTATAAGGGAGCAATGCTCTATCAGTACCCATTGCATTCAGTGGGTACTTGTGGAAACATTACCAAAACCAAATAAGGAACTAAGACAATGATTAGCAGAAAAGAGTCCTTTAAGCAAGACCAAAAACTGGGAGGGACATTGCACGCCATTGTGCGCTTTGTGCAACTTGAGTGGATAAGGCGTCGGGTTTGGTTGGAGCATAAGTCATGGAAACTTGTGCTGGTCTTGTGTGCATTAGAAATTGTGGAGGTTATCCAATGGCTAAGTTAAAAGGCTCTAAACTCAAGCGGCAACCATTGCCCAAATTAACTGGCGTGGTTCTGTACGATGGCCCCAGCGCATTGGACAACAAGCCAATAGTGGTGGTTGCTACATTAAACAGCGCCAATGCCAAAACAGGCAACATGGTGCAAACCTGGATTTTGCGTAGTGATATAAAGCCATTGCAAGCGCTCGACACTGGCGCAGATTATTCTATCTGTGGCAACTGTCCACACCGCAAGGGGACTTGTTACGTTAACGTGGGCCAAGCGCCAGCAGCAGTTTACCGAGCATACAAGGCTGGTAAATATCCAACTTTTGACCCTAACTTGCACACTGGTCTGTTTATGGGTCGCAAGGTTAGACTTGGTGCCTATGGTGACCCTGCTGCTGCACCATTCGAGGTTATGCAACAAGTAGCAGCTCTGTGCATTGGTCACACTGGCTACACTCACCAAATAGCACACAAGGCCTTTGACAAGCGTTTTTTGTCATTGTGCATGGTTAGTGCAGACTCACCCAAACAAGCGGCCAAATATCAATCTATGGGTGCCAAGACTTTCCGTGTTGCTATGGCAGGCGACAGTCTGGCCAATGGTGAGATTGAATGCCTAGCGGATAGCCAAGGCTTACAATGCCACGAATGCGGCTTGTGTGATGGACAGCGCCAGAATGTAGCCATAACCGTGCATGGTAGCGGTGCAAGTAAGTTTAAGACTTCAATGATTCCACTAAAAGAGGTCGCATAATGTACGCACTACTAATCAACAACAAGCTAAACGCAACAGGTACACGTGCGCAAATGCTTGCAAAAGTTAACTGGTACCGACAGAATACTAGCAGCAAGAACTGGCAAATTAAAAACTTAGGGAGCGTCTAACAATGGAAAAACAAAACTTACAACTAGCGCCGGAAGGTTTCGTGCTAGGCACAATAACGCTCCACGCTGGGACTGCTGATTGGGCTATTGAGCATAAGCCCGCATGGATACGTGAAACAGAAACAGGAGCTGATGCAATACTAATCCACAGAAATGGCGACTATAGCGGCTTATATAAGCGCGTTAGGCACGGTGAATATACACTTATCAAGCAAGAGGATGAGCAACAATGATACGCAAGGACTATAAACCAAAACCCATGCAACCAATGCAACAAGAGCAACCCATTAAACGCTGGCACTTTGCAGGCTTGGCTTTTCTTGTGGTTCTCTTGGCGGTGGATTGGGAAGCAACATTGACTATTTGGGGGTTTTAACAATGAAAACTTTTGAAATAATTTTCCTGGCACTTTGGGCATTGCTTGGGTCAGGCTTTGGGCTTGCCATACTCGCGCTATACTTTGCTGGTGTTTCAATGCATGGAGTGTTCCCCTTTGTGGGTGTCTGTTCTGTGGTGGCTGGCGTGCTGGCAATGGCTGGCCTGGCGAGGGAGTGTTAACAATGCTAATGCAAGCAATAACAGCACAAAAGCGGCACCAGGCTGCCCAAGCAACCACCATACAGCGCAAGATTGTAACGGAGGACGAGAAAGAGACTATATACGCGCTAACGCGCCAAGGTTTAGCAGTGAAAGCCATAGCGGACAAGTTAGACTTGGGATATTCCACGGTTTACAATTACCGCAGGCACGAAGTTAGAAGGATGAACAAACTATGAAAACAATAGCAGACATCGCAAAATCTGCGAACCTGGAAGAAAAGACGCTAAGGAAGTATATAACCGGCTTTGTGCCTTTTTACTTCGACGTCTTTGACATTGGCGAAGGAATATATAGCACATTCTACACCGACGGCGACGGCGGGCTTATGCTCTTTGAGGGCTATTGCGAAACGTTCGAGGAACAAGGGGTGTCTGTGCGTCTTATAGACTGCAATTATTGTGATATATCCTATAGCCAAATGGCGACAATAATGCAACAATTGGAAGAAGCTAATAACTTAGAGGATTTGGAATAATGGACTTATTTGATACACTAGCAACCACGCTTTATCCCGCAACAATTACGGAGCAAATCAGCGACATGAGCAACCACTACAACAGCGACAGAGACGAACGAATCGCAGAGTCAGTTTTTGAGATAGTCGATAGTCTGTCCGAGGAAGCCATAAGGCGACTACTGGAAGAACATCTAATCGAAGAAGCATTGAAAGACGAAGACTTTGCTTGGGAAGTACAATACCAAACAAGTACCTTTATCCACCAAGCAGAACGCAAAGCGGAGTTAGCCAATGCTTAACAACAAATGCACAAACTGTGGAACCACAAGCAAACCACGGCACAGCATGGCCTATATTGGCGGTGAGCTAGTTTGTGTTAAATGCGCTATAAAACTATTGAAGTTTAGGGAGTTGAAAAAATGAATATATTTTATATAGACGAATGCCCAGTTAAAGCGGCACAAATGCAGTGCAACAAGCACGCTGCGGGGAAGATGGTATTGGAGTCAGCCCAAATGCTATGCACTGCACACCATGAGTTTGGCAATCATGACGTGCCGTATAAAGTAGCGTACAGGACTCACCCCAGCACTGTCTGGGCGCGTAGTGGTGCCAAACAATACAGGTGGCTCTACAGGCATTTTAAGGCTCTCTCGGACGAATATACAGAACGCTATGGTAAGGTACACCTAACCTGGCAAAAGTGCGCACAGGCTCTCTCTGAGCCGCCTATGGGCATACCTGATATTGAGTGGACAGACCCACCACAATGTATGCCCGACGAATGCAAAAGAGCTACCAGTTTAGAGGGCTATCGTGTATACTATTTCCAGTATAAACCACAGGTCATTGATATGCGGTGGCCTGAACATAGACAACCATCAATGGAGTTATTAGCAGCATGAGTACAACTTACCCAGACCTGGACGTGACGGACGATAACGAACCGCAGGAAATTAGCGAACGTGACAGGAAAGAAAACGAGCTAATTGAATACCAAATTAACACCATGACAATCACGGACTTGGCGAGTGCGGCGACAAGTTGGCTTGCTCTAACTTTAGCAAACCATAGCGACGAGCAAGTGGACGAGCTACACAAGCAGTTATTCCATAGGGAGTTACACTAATGCGCTGTAAATCATGCGACAAACTAATGGAGGACTTTGAGTTGTCCAAGGCTGACAAGATTAGGGGAGTACCTGTAGACATGTGCAGTGAATGTCTCTATGTATCTAACTTGGCACTCTTAGGTTTAGACAGTGAGCAAGAAGGTTATATAGACGACCAGGACTTAGACCATATTGTTCTAAGAGATGACCATTTTGAGTATTGATGTTTGTCTGAAACTATGCTACTGTTCTCTACAGATTCTTTAGGTTATGTTTAATAAATACTTTAAGCATATACTTAAAGAGTCTTTAGTAAACTTTAGTAACTATTGGAGTGAAAACTTATGGCAGTATTAACTGGCAAAGCCGCTTTTGTTAACCTAACTGAGACTGAACAGTATCAAGGACAAGATACTGGAAAGTACACTTTAACTGTCACTTTGGACGATAGCACTGCACAGATGTTGTCTGAACAGGGTGTCAAGCTACGAAACTACGAAGGTACAGCCCAGCGTAAGTTTAGTAGTAAATACCCCGTCAAGGTCATTGATGCAGAGGACAACCCGTTTATTGGCCCTATCACTAGGGGTTCAACGGTACGTCTTAGCTACAAACTCAGCCCAGAACCACATCCCATTCACGGTATGTCTACTTACCTGAATGCTGTACGGGTTGTTGAGCTTGCCGAAGATACGAGCATAGATGACGAGCTTTAAGGACTCACAGTTTGTCAAGCACGAGCCTTGTCCTAAGTGTCAATCCTCTGATGCTTTGGCAAGGTACTCTGACGGTCACGCCCACTGCTTTGCGGTGGGTTGTGGCTACCGTGAGTCAAGTAAAGGTGAAGTTATGGCAGAAGTAGAACCAGCGGTAACTATCAAGCGGCCACTAGAGGTTGCTGGGGTAGTCGCTGACATACCGGACAGGCGAATATCAGCTAAGACTTGTCGAAAGTTTAACGTAACGGTTGAGTACGCCAGCGACGGTAGCATAAGCAAGCATCACTACCCTTACTACTCCACAGACACTGATGATGTCAAAGGTAGCAAGGTTAGAATGGTGCAGAGCAAGAACTTCTTTGCCACAGGTACTCTACAGGGTACAGGCTTGTTTGGTCAGCAAACTTGCAGAGGTAAAGGTAAATACATAACCATAACGGAAGGTGAGCTTGACGCTCTGTCCGTAAGTGAGATATTTGAAAACAAGTGGGACGTAGTGTCTCTACGCTCTGGTGCGTCAGCCGCAGCCAAAGAGATTAAAGAGCAACTGGAGTGGCTTGAGGGCTATGAGAATGTTGTGCTTTGCTTTGATGGTGACAAGGCAGGACAAGCCGCGATTGATGAAGTCAAGGACGTATTCAGCCCTGGCAAGCTAAAGATATGTAAGCTGCCATTGAAGGACGCCAGTGACATGCTCCAGAGTGGTAGAGTACGTGAGTTTGTGTCCGCATGGTGGGACGCTAAACCGTACCAGCCAGACGGTATTGTGTCGGGTAACGAGACTTGGGAAGCCATTACAGGCAAGATGAAGGTCAAGTCTATACCTTACCCTTGGCAAGGTCTTAACATGATGACCAAGGGTTTCCGACCATACGAGCTAGTGACCATCACCAGCGGCTCAGGCATGGGTAAGTCACAGATGGTCAGGGAGCTAGAGTACTACTTCCTTAACGCTACTGAGGACAACATAGGCATACTGGCCTTAGAGGAAGACGTAGCAAGGACTGCTTTGGGTATCATGTCAGTAGCCGCTGACTGTCCATTGCACCTAGAGGAAGACCTAGACGAGAAACTAGCGTTCCCATACTGGGAGCAAACGCTAGGCACTGGTCGCTACTATCTCTTTGACCACTGGGGCAGTACCAGTGAGGACAACTTGCTTGCTAGAGTACGCTACATGGCGAAGGCTCTGGACTGCAAGTGGATTGTCCTTGACCACCTGTCCATTGTAGTGTCGGCACAGGACAATGGTGACGAGCGTAAAGCCATTGATGGTATTATGACTAAGCTACGTGCCTTGGTGCAGGAAACTGGTGTTGGGTTGTTCTTGGTGTCTCACCTACGTAGGACACAAGGCAAGCCCCATGAGGACGGTGGTAAAATTAGCCTTGGTGAGCTACGTGGCTCTCAGGCGATAGCACAACTGTCGGACATGGTGATAGGCTTGGAACGTAACCAGCAGCATGAAGACCCAGAGATTAGAAACACTACAACTGTACGTGTTCTCAAGAACCGCTATGCAGGGTTAACTGGTGCAGCATGTTGGCTGAAGTACGACAACTTTACTGGTAGAATGCTGGAGACAAGCAAGCCAAAGGAGCATGACAGTGACCTCTAGTCCTCTTTTCCTTGACATTGAGACTGACGGACTTGACCCCAACACTATCTGGATGGCTGTAACACGCCAAGATGGGCAGTCTAAGGTACACTATAGTGCAGATACGCTCTCAGACGCCCTACAAGGCTCTTTCAGCGTGATTGGACATAACCTAATAGGGTTTGACCTCCCTGTACTAAAACGTCTGTGGGGGCTTTCTGTGGCTTCTGAGAGGGTGCAGGATACTTTGGTACTTTCCAGGCTTTCTGACCCAGCCCGTGAAGGTGGGCATAGATTAGCTAACTGGGGTGAGATTCTGGGGTATCCCAAGGGCGACCACAGTGACTGGACACGCTACTCCAAGGAGATGGAAGAATACTGTATACGTGATGTAGAAGTTACGGAGAAGGCTTACAACAAACTTAGGATTGAGTTGCTAAAGTTTAGTAAGGAGTCCATTGAACTAGAGCATCAAGTACAGTGCATAATACAGCAGCAAGTACGCAATGGCTGGCTGTTGGACATACGCCACGCTATGGACTTACTGGCTACACTGAAAGAGCGCCAGATGGCTCTGGAGGATGAAGTACAGCAAGTCTTTAAGCCTAAGTGGGTTGACGTTAAGGAAGTTACACCAAAGACCAAGAAGGATGGTAGCCTGTCCAAGGTTGGCTTGACTGACGACGAGTACGCAAAGATACAGGAGACAGGTGACAGGTCGCCATTCATGCGTAAGCATCTAAAGCCATTCAATCTAGGTTCACGAAGACAGATAGGTGAGTATCTAAAAGACTTTGGCTGGGAGCCGAAGGTGCTGACACCCACAGGTCAGCCTGTAGTGGATGAAGCTACACTGTCCACAGTCGAGGGTATACCACAGGCACAACTGATAGCTGAGTACCTGATGGTGCAAAAGCGTGTTGCACAGGTAGACTCTTGGATTGAAGCAGCCGATGAGGACACTGGTAGAGTGCATGGCTACGTCAACAGCAACGGCGCTGTAACTGGCAGGATGACACACTCTAAACCTAATGTGGCTCAAGTCCCAGCTAGTCGTGCGCCCTATGGTGAGCAGTGCAGAGCTTGTTGGACTGTTCCTAAAAACAAAGTGCTGGTAGGCTTTGACGCCAGTGGCCTAGAGCTACGTATGCTTGCACACTACATGAACGACAAGGAGTACACTAATGAAATTCTCCACGGAGACATTCACACAGCTAATCAACAGCTTGCAGGACTTAAATCGAGAGACCAGGCTAAAACTTTCATATATGCCTTCCTATACGGAGCAGGAGATGGAAAACTTGGCACGATTGTCGGGGGAAATGCGCGTACTGGCGCTGCGCTTAGAGCAAGATTCCTTGATGGTCTCCCAGCACTTAGGACTCTTACAGAAAGAGTGCAAAGAGATGCTGAAAGAGAAGTTCTCGAAGGACTAGACGGTAGACTGCTTCATGTCCGTAGCGCCCACGCTGCACTTAACACTTTGTTACAAGGTGCTGGTGCTATTGTTATGAAAAAAGCATTGACAATACTTGACGAGTACGCTAGACTATGGAATCTTAACTATAGCTTTATAGGTAACATCCATGATGAAGTCCAGTCGGAAGTCGCACCAGAACAAGCAGACAAGTTTGGAAGACTCGCAGTTAGTTGCTTGGAAGCAGCAGGACTTGCCTTTGACCTCAACTGTCCACTCACAGGAGAGTACAAAGTTGGAAGAAACTGGTCAGAAACCCACTGAGAGAGGACGCTATGAAGCCTAGTGTACAAGACAGGAAAAAGTTTGATTTAGATTTAGCCTATGGTTCCATCAGAGAAGATAGGGTAGCTGAAATGCTACAAGACAAAAAGATAGAAGTTAAATCTGAAAAAGACTTGTGGCAAAAGACAGGGAATATCTGCATTGAATACGAATCTTGGGGTAAGCCTTCTGGAATTGCCGCTACTGAATCAGACTATTGGTTCCACAATCTTTGTATTGGAGATAATGAGTATTGTACTCTAGTATTTAAGACAGATGTTTTAAGAAAGATTGTAAACAAGTTAGATAAATTTAGAACAGTGGCGGGTGGCGACCACAATGCAAGCCGAATGTATCTAGTTAATTTACAGAAACTTTTTTCAACTGACGTTATAAAAGCCTTCAAGGATATAGACAATGAGTAATAAGACAGTGAACACACTGGTTGATGACATCTATATGTTGATGAAAACCAAAAACGTCGACAGGTCTGTGGATGCTGAAGCTGAGATAGACAGGTTTGGTGAAGCTGTCAAGGACTTAATGCGTAAGGAGTTTATCAACCGTGGTGGCTTTGATGCACGTAAGCTGCGTATGTCAAACATTGGCAGGGACGATAGATACCTATGGAACCACTACAATAACGTAGGGCCGAAGGAGCCTTTGCAGCCGCATAACTTAGTCAAGTTTCTGTATGGTCATTTGATTGAGGAAATGCTGTTGTTACTGGTCAGGCTGTCAGGACACACAGTTACCCATGAGCAAGCCCAAGCGGAAGTAGAAGGCATTGTGGGTAGCATGGACTGTAAGATTGATGGAGTACTAACGGATGTCAAGTCTACGAGTAGCTTTGGATTTAAGAAGTTCAAAAACGCAACGCTGGCTTTTGATGACCCTTTTGGTTATATAGACCAGATTAAGGGCTACGCTAAGTCTGAAGGTGACACACAGGTAGGCTGGCTTGCAATGGACAAGCAAAACGGACACCTGACTTTCCTAAAGTATGACCTAGAGGACACTCAAGCGCCTGTGTATGAAGTCTTGAAGGAAGACATTGTAGAGCGTATCCGACACGTAAAGGAGATTGTGGAGCAACCAGAGCCGCCTGAGTTTTGTAATGACCCTGTGCCGGACGGTAAGTCAGGTAACATGAAGCTACCAATAGGTTGTTCTTACTGTCATTTCAAACATGCTTGCTATCCAGAGCTACGCACATTCCTGTACTCTACAGGCCCACGATACTTAACAGAGGTGGTAAATGAGCCTAAAGTCCAAGAGATTACGTAAGGACAGCATCTACAGGTCTGGGCTTGAAGCATCCTTTGCAGCCGTAGCACCCAAGCGTAAGTTTAAGTATGAACCATTTGATGTCCCCTACGTTATGCACAGGAAGTACAAACCAGACTTCGTACATACACGCACAGGGATACTCTTGGAACTAAAGGGCTTCTTCAGGCCTGGCGACACAATGAAGTACAAGGCCATCAGGGACTGCATAGACAAAGAGCTAATCTTTGTGCTGTCAGACCCCAACAAGAAGCTGCGTAAAGGTGCTAAGATGACTATGGGACAGTGGTGCGAGAAGGAAGGCTTTAAGTACTACACACTAAATGACTTTGACAAGTTGATGCAATATGTTGACTCACAATAATTTAACAATGGATGAGATTAGGGAAATGATATTGAAAAGATACGACCCTGATGATTTGATAGACTACTTGGAACTAACCAGTGAAGAAATACTTGACAGGTTTGAAGACAAGCTAATTAACCGCCTAGAAATGTTTGAGGAAGAATTACAAGATGACACAAGAGCAGAAGACACAGAAGACGAGTATTGATGACATAACTCCAGAGCAGTGGGACTCTCTCAGAGCCAAAGAAGTAGGCAGAGACTCTAAGTTTCAAGTGCAGTGGCTAGATGAAGAAGAAGAAGAAGACGTACCCAATGAGCATCCTGTGTTTGGCAAACCTGTGGATATGGTGGAGAACCCACCGCACTACAACAATGGAAGCATAGAGTGCATAGAAGCCATAGAAGCTATGCTGTCCAGGGATGAGTACATAGGTTATCTCAGGGGTAATGCACTCAAGTATATGTGGAGATTCAGATACAAGAGCAAGCCCTTTGAAGACCTACGCAAAGCACGTTGGTACGAAGAACGATTGATTAAGTTTTTGTTGGACAATCAAGATGCAGTATAAGACAGGCACCCAAGACTACCTTGGGATTACTATAGACTACGATAGAGAGAAAGACCTAAACGACTTCTCTCTAAATACCCTGAAGGACAGATACTTCTGGAAGGACGAAACATACGCACAGGAAGCCTTTGCTCGTGCGTCAGTGTACAGTGCTACCTACCGTGGCGTCACTGACTTTGACCTAGCACAGCGCCTGTATGACTACGCCAGTAAAAGCTGGTTTATGTTCAGTACACCGATACTGAGTAATGGAGGAACTACCCGTGGTTTACCTATCTCTTGCTTTCTTAATTTTGTGCCTGATTCCAGAGGTGGTCTATCGGCTCACTATGATGAAAACATTTGGCTTACTTCCAGCGGAGGTGGGCTTGGCGGTTATTGGGGCGATGTTCGCAGTAACGGTGTGGCTACTTCTAATGGGAGTCAGTCAACTGGGAGCATTCCCTTTATGCATGTAGTTGATAGTCAGATGCTGGCTTTCAACCAAGGAGTAACCAGGAGAGGTGCTTATGCAGCGTATATGGACATCAGTCACCCAGAGATTGAAGAATTTATTGCAATGCGAAAGACTACTGGTGGCGACCTCAATCGTAAGTGCCTTAACTTGCATAACGGTATCGTTTTATCTGATGAATACCTATATGCGGTAGAGCATGATTTACCTTGGCGTCTAATTGACCCTAAGTCAAAGCAGGCAGTCAAGACTATCTCAGCTAGGGACTTGTGGTGGCAGCTAGTACACACTAGGGCAGAGACAGGCGAGCCGTACATAGTCAACACAGACCGCTGTAACGAGTATCTACCACAGCAGCAGAAGGACTTAGGGCTGTCTGTGCGACAGAGTAACCTATGCTCTGAGATTACCTTACCTACAAGTGAGGAACGTACAGCAGTTTGCTGCTTGTCAAGTGTTAATTTAGAATACTTTGACGAGTGGAAAGAGGAAGAAAATTTTATATCAGACCTAGTTACCATGCTAGACAACACACTGGAGCATTTCATTGACAATGCAGTAGAGGAACATCCACAATCACCTGTGGATACATTAGAGGGGTTTATGGAATATGTGGGACAGGATAAAACAGGCTTTGCAAAAGCCGCTTATAGTGCATATAGAGAACGTGCGATTGGCCTTGGTGCAATGGGCTTTCATAGTTATCTTCAACGTAATGGACTCTCTTTCGAAGGAATGTACGCTGCCAGTTTTAACAACAGAGCCTTCAAACACATCAAGGAAAGAGCTACAGAGGCTAGTCGTGTCTTGGCTGGACTTAGGGGTCAAGCTCCTGATATGGATGGCAGTGGTCTTCGTAACTCACATCTACTTGCTATTGCTCCTAACGCCAGCAGCAGTATTATATGTGGTGGAACGAGTCCTAGTATTGAGCCTACGAGGGCTAACATATTTACGCACAAGACTCTGAGTGGAAGCTACCGTGTCAAGAACAAGTACCTAGAAAAACTATTGGAGAGTAAAGGTATAAACAATGAGAAAACATGGAAGGATATTTCTGCTGCTGAAGGCTCTGTTGCAGGCATTGCGGCGCTATCTGAGGAAGAAAAAGACACCTTTAAGACCGCACCAGAGATTAACCAGATATGGGTCATAGAACACGCCTACCAGCGTCAGCCCTATGTGTGTCAGTCTCAGTCAGTCAATACGTTCTTTGAGCCCCCACCGTCCAATGCACCACAGGAGACGCATGACGAGTACCTAGAGTACGTCAACAATGTACATTGGGTTGGTGCAAACAAGTTGAAGTCTATGTACTACTACAGGACAACCGCCGCAAGAAATGCGGAGAATGTCAACGTAAAGATACCAAGGATTAACTTAGAAGACGGGGAGTGCCTAAGCTGTGAAGGTTAAATTATTTGTAGCAACGTTACTACTAACTAGCTGTGCTTCTGATGGCACACAACGAAGCCAGTGGGACTACTACAAGCCTGAGCATGTCAAGTGTAAATCTTATGAGATAAAAGTTTGTAGACAGTTTGGCCCACATTTGATATGTGAATGTGTTAAGAAAAGAGACTTTAGGGCTTATGTATGATAAAGGATAATAACAAACATCCCATATACGACTGCTTGTATTATATATGGGAAGAAAACTTACTGACTTCTTATGAAGACTGGATTAAATACTACGAGGAACTAGAACATGACCAACAGACTGTACAGCGCACTACGGGCCAGGTACAAAGCACAGATAGCCGAAGCTATTGCTGACATACTGAACTTCTTTGATAACCCTGTGGCTGTCGCTGAGCATCCTAGCATGGTGGACACTGTTGATGGGTTAGTTATAAAACTGTCGGAAGCTGAAGACAGACTAGAGACACTTGAACTGAACTTTGGGAGAGACTACGCAGAATGAGCCTATTAGACACTAGAGATTACTATAAACCATTTGACCACCCGTGGATGTTCGACTACTACTCACAGCAGAACCAAATGCACTGGTTCCCTGAAGATGTACCATTGCACAATGACGTAAAGGACTGGCAGAACATGACGGAGCAGGAGAAGAACCTTCTGACTCAGATATTCCGCCTGTTTACACAGTCCGACGTAGACGTAGGCTCTGGGTACGTAGACAGATACATGAGGATATTTAAGAAGCCTGAAGCACGTATGATGATGTCCAGCTTTGCCAACATGGAAAGCATACACCAACACGCCTATAGTCTTCTATTGGACACCGTAGGAATGCCGGAGGTTGAGTATAAGGCGTTTGCAGAGTACGAAGCTATGGCGGACAAGCATGAGTACATCGACGCTGTACGGGTCGCTAAGGGCGATAAACAGTCCATTGCTAAAGCCCTGGCTATCTACTCTGGATTCACTGAGGGTCTACAGTTATTCTCCAGCTTCATCATCCTGCTAAACTTCCCACGGTTCGGTAAGATGAAAGGCATGGGACAGATTATCACGTACAGCATACGCGACGAATCTCTGCACGTTGAAGCAATGACTAAGCTGTTCAGGGAGTTTATTCAGGAGAACATTGACATCTGGACTGATGACTTCAAGAAGGAGATTTATGAAGCCTGTAGGACTATGGTGGAACTAGAGGATAGATTCCTAGACCTGGTGTTTGAGCAAGGTGACATAGAAGGACTGACCAAGAAGGAGATGCAGAAGTACATCAGGTACATTGCAGACCGTAGGCTGCTACAGTTAGGTCTAAAGCCCAACTACAACGTCAAGGACAACCCGCTGGGCTGGTTAGACGAAGTACTAGGGGTAGAACACCAGAACTTCTTTGAAGGCCGTGCAACGGCTTATATGAAGGCTGGGCTACGGGGTGACATGCAGAAGGTTAAGTTTGCTAATGTAGCTTGAGGGAACTGGGGGCTTAACGGCCCCCTTGTTTTCTATAGACTAGACGCTTTTCTTTTTTGTTCTTTTTCTTCTTCAGTCGCATCTATACCCGCTACGTACAAATACCCTCTCAATGTAGATTCGTAAGAAGGTAAGTCTGCTGCTTTAGGAAGTCTGATTAAATCTATTAAGTAATCAGGCTCCATCAAAGCTCTTTCTAAGACAGCTTGAGTTTGGGCTTGGCTAAGTCCTGACAAAACTTTGTCTACTGTTCCCATTATTCTAGCAGTCAATATCAAGTTAGACTTTGCTCCTGTTAATCCTGCTGCTGTTGAACCTAACCAAGCAGAGACTATCTTTGAACCTAAAGGAGATTGTTTTAGTTGAGCAGAAGTACTAGAATCTACTTTTTTGGTAGCATCCAAAACAATACTAGCTACTCTGTCTACTTTTCTCAAAGATTGTTGCTGTTGCTTACTTAAAACATTGTCAAACAGTATTCTCATTCCAGGGTCATTAGCGCCGCCTAAAATACCATCAAGAGAAGTTTTACCTGTCTTATATCCTTCAGTGCCTGTTAAACGCATCATTCTCATAAACTCACGCATTACTAAAGACTGAAGCCCGTTGTTGACCCCTTGCTTTTTCATAACTTCGACTAAATTTTTAGCTTCTTTTGCAGACAGAGCTTTTAGTTTAGGCATTATCCTATCAGGGTCATCTCCTAACAAAGAAACTGCTTTTACTTTTTCAACATCAAGCGGTGTTGCAGTACGTCCTTCAAGAGAAGCTACTTTTTCAGCCGCTACATTAATTTCACTATTTATAGCGTCTAAATCATTAGCTAGTTTAGGGAACAGTCTAAATGTAGGCCCGTAGTCTTTAAGAAATTTAGCTTTGTCTTTGACATCAAAAAACATATCCCTTAGAGCAACCTGTATAGGTGCTGTAAGTCCTTCAGCAGCAGGCAAAGGAGTACCTTCAATTAATTTACCATCATCTCCTACAGAATAAGAGACAGGCGTACCTTCTTCTGCTTGAACAAATCTACTCACTTGAGCAGACCCTGCTCCTTTAGGACTCAAAACAGTTTCTAAAGCAGCGTCAGGTTCTATCCTAGCGGCTCCAGTAGCATCATTTTTTAGTATCCGTCCTAAAGCTCCTTGATAATAGGCTTGTCTAAACGCTCTAGTGTAAGCCGCTGCTTCTCTATACTGTGGGCTTGTACCCGCGGTGTCTATGTAATTATCTACATTACTTAACATTCTTTCGTAATTACGCCCTAAAGTTTCATCTCCATTATTATATGCTTGACGTTGCTTGCTTAACAAATTACTTCTAAAATCTTCTAAAGCATTAAAGTTGTTGTTTTCTTTATTACCTAACTTTTTTATCAAATCAAGAACATTAGGAATATCACCACCAACAGTCATTCCTTTCTTCATTGACTTATGTAAATCTAATAGTTCTGCTCTAAGTGGTTTAAGGTCTAAAGGCTCTGTTCTTTCTACAGCTTCCCAAACTTTTCTTTGTACTTCTTTAGCTCTTTCAAATGCTCTTTTAGTGGCGCTTACTAAGGCATTAGATTGTTCTTCTATTCTAAACTCAGGGTCTGGATTAGTGTTTAGTTTTTTAAGGGATTCTCTGGCTAAATCTGCTTCAGCTTCCATGTTGCTTCTAAGCCCTAAGACAGCATTGCTTTGAACTTCAGCTTCCGCTGCCCTAACCGCTGTTTCAGCACCAATCAAAACTTCAGGAGTAGCGTCCCCAGCAGGAGCAGACTTTTCAAGTACATCTATTAATTGAGCGTTATTTTTCTCTGCGCCTGTTGCTATTTTCTGAGCAAGTCTGGGAGAGTCTTGCGCTGCAAGAGAAAGAGCGCGGTCTACAGCAGCATTGTTAGCTAATCCTAAAGTAGTCGTTTCACCTTCAGGCAATACGTCTTCAACAAGTAGCCTATTTGATTTTATATTGTTTACAGTTCCTTCAGGGTCTACAATGTTATCGGACAAAAAAGTAGCTACTCTGCGCTCAACCGCTTGTTCTCTACCTTGTTTTGTCAAAGCAGCTTTAACAGTTTCTTTACCCGCTGTAAAAATATCTTTTCTTACTCTTAAACCAGCACCACCTAGCTCAGTTAAAGTTCCTCCTGTTAGAGCAGCGCCTAATTGCAAGTAAGGGTTATCTGTGTACTCCGCTGTAATTCCAGCAGCACCGCCTGCCCCAGCACCTAAAACACTTTCTTTACCCGCTATGCGCTCTATAGTTTTAGAAGCATAAGGGATTGTTTTAGCTAAAACAGGAGCTAAAGCAGCACTACCCCCCATAAATTCACCTATGGTTCCTGTTACTCTTTCAGCCGCTGTGTCTCCTACTCCTTCTATTTGAGAGCGTTGTGTTTCAAAAGGCTTAAAACCTGTGGCTTTTCCTGAAACTATATCAACTACTTCACTAACTTTAGCAGCTTTAGGAATTTGAAAATTTGAGCCTTGGCCTTTCAATATAAAGTTTAGAGAACCTATCAGAACATTAGCTACGTTGGGTATAAGGTCTAAAGTAGTGTCTATAACACCTGTGTTCACGCCTTGAATAAAAGACATGGCTAAACCTTCTGGGTCTGTCTCAGCTAAGTTAGTTAGCTCTGCTCTTGTGTCATCTTTAGAAGGTTTAGCAGGCTGAACTCTGTCCCATTGAGAGCCTAACACTTTAATTTGGTTTGTTAATCTAGCTACTTCTTTAGGGTCAGGATTGGCTTTGCTCTTTTCAGCTTGCAGCTTACCGTTTAGAGCTATAATTCCTTCCGCTAGCTCCTGTTTTGTTTGTTTAGCCATTTATAGTGCCTATTAGAATTGTGATAAAATATCGGCTACTTGTGCGTCTAGGTCGTTTTCCCTTGCACCTGTTCGCAGTTCTACAGCTTTCCTATAGTCTCCTTCAGCTATCGCAGCAGCAACTTCATTTGTAATGGGGTCAGCAGCAATACTTGAAGTTCTAGCGGAAATAAAATCAACCGCTGCTTTTCCTTCTAACTCAAATTGAGTCATTTCATCAAGAATAGCATAAGTGTTTATCATTTTTTCCACAAAAGCATTAGGCGTCGCAAAATCAGTAAAAACAGGGTTGAGTAGCTTCATTGCTCTTTCGTACTCATCATCTTTAATAGCTGCGCCTGATAAAGCTCTAGCAATGCCTTCAGTAATAGCATCTCTACTCTGTTGAATTACAGAAGCTCTAGTCGCTGCTTCCTCGCCACCCGCTAAAGCTGCTGCAAGCCTAACTGGGTCAGAAGCCGCTAAAAGAAAATCAGCAGCAAGCTGTTCAGGGCTTCCTGATTCAGACATAACATCAGCAAGCCTAGAGACTCCACCTTTAGCTCTGTTGAGTGCTGCTCTTTTTACAGCTGCGCCTTTAGGAGTAAAAGGGCTTGTTCTAGTACCGCCAGCAGCGCCAGCTTTTCTTACTAAATTTATACCAAATTTGTTGTCAAGCTGAGATGGAGTGTACAATTTATCATCACCAGTTAAGTCAACTCTGTACTTCCCTGTTTTACTTTCAAATTCAAGACCTATTTCTTGTTCATCTCCACCGTCTTTTGTTATTACCCAGTTCTGAGTAGTGAAACTTGAGTCAGCTTGTTCATTAGCTCCTTTACCTAAACCTTCAACATCTTCAAGGTATTTTTGAAAATCTTTAGCGTTATAGTCATCAAAATCTCCATCAAACACCCGTGTTATAAACTCAGTGCTTGCTTTCATACTATCAGCTATAGCAATTTTAGTTTGCCTAGAGGTAAAAGTTCCTTGTTGTTCTGTTTTTTCTAACGCTCTACGCTCTAATTCTTTTTGTATTTCTTCTTGAGCGTCTTCTACATCAAGACCACCGCCTGTAAATAAATCACGTTGTTTCTTTAATCCTAGCTCTCCAAGAGTTTTTGTAATCTGGACTCTGGTTTTTCTAAGAGCTTCAGCATCTAATTGTGTTTTTCTTAAAGTTGATGCTCTGTCCTGTAGCTGTAAAGCTAACTCAATAGCTTGTGGAGTACCTAAGTTTGCGAATATCTGAGCCTGTTGTTGTAGTCCCTCTACTGAAGTTTTATCTTCAACGCCTTTTAACTCAGCTTGCAGCTTCTCAGCAGGAGTCCTCATGTCCCTACCAAGCAAGCCACCAACATTACGTGCCAGCATACCACCAAGGCTTGCAGGGGCAGCACCAGCGCCCGTAAGTGAACTACGAGCAGCAGCTTGAGCAGGAGAGTCAGTTAGAGTTGAACCAAACTCTCTTATGGAGCTTAATAGCCCTGGACTAAATCTTAAACTTGCCATTATTCGTCACCTCTTAAAGCGCCAAAAAATTTCTCAAATAGGCTTGTAGCGTCCCCTGCTGGAGAACTTCCACCTGCCCCTAGAACACCTGTGTACAAGTCACGTAATGCACTTGCTCTGCCTAGCTCAGTCTGTGCTAAGGCTTCCAAGCCAGAGATACCAGCTTCAGCAGCTAACCCAGCACCACCACGGCGACCTACGTCAGCCAAGGATGCTATATTAATTGCTGGTGCTAGTGTTGACAATAGTTGCTGTTCTGGAGTTGCTTCTAATCCCAACCCTGCACCAATGTTCTGTAACTGTGCAGCCTGTAGGGTAGCAGGAAGACCAGCAGCAGCAGTACCCAAACCAAATAAGCCTTGTGCAGTAGCTAGTTCTTGCTCTCGTTCTGCCCCTGCTTGCTGTATTGCTGCTAACGCTGCTCTGTTCTTAGCTTCCTCTTGAGCCTGTGCTAGTGCAAACTGCTCAGGAGAACCACCAAACTGTGCTGTGCGCAGTCCTGTGCGTCCCTGTGCTTGTAGCTGCTCTTGTAGTGCTAAGCGTTGTCTTTCTTCTTCAGGACGCTGTACTGCACGTATACGTTCAAATAAACCAGCCTCTCTATCAGCCATAGGAGCTTGAGCAGCCGTGAGAGCGCCTGTAACGCCGCCTAACGCCTGTTGCTGTATACCCGATACATCTGGTACCCCTGCGCCTGTAAAGCCGCCTAGAAGCCCTCCTGTGATGCCTGAGAGTGCTTCTTGTCTAGCTTGCTGCTGTGGAGACAGTGCAGTTGTAAAACCACCTTCAGGTGTTGCCTGTACACCACCAAATCCTGTAGTTACAGTAAAGGGTCTAAACTGAGTAGCTGCTTGGGCTTCCTCTCCTATCTCTCTAGCGCCTGTGGCTAGGCCAGCACCTACGTCACCTAAACGGTCTAAAAGGTCATTGTAAGCTGCTATATTTAGCCCTGTGGTTGCTAGGTCTGATAAACCTCCGCTATCTAAGAATCTAGTAAAAAAATTACCAGTAGATTTAGCAACTGGATACTGGATAGTTGAATCCGACATTATTCTTTCTCTCTATATCAATAAACTTGTTATTACTGTTGCTGCTGTTGTACCTACTACAGTAACAACAAGCCATGCCAGTTTTTCCCATCTGGCTGCATGGCTGTCAGCCACCTTACGAAGTTCACGTAACTCTATTACAGCTTCAGCCCAACGCTCACCACATTCTCTCTCATGTTCAGCTATGCGGTCTAAGGCTTCTAAAGCTACTTCCATTTCAGTTTTGACAGTCATACTTGTCTTCACCTATTGCTTAGCTTTGCCAACAACTAAGGCGAAGTACTCAAGGACTTTATATGCTTTAGCAACCATAGCATCATCCTTGGGTGTTGGGGTTACTGCTGTAATTGCTGATGCTAATGCAACGGCTGCTGTAGCAATGTTAAAAATGTTGAGTAGTAGTTCCATTAAGGTAGCTCCGGTTCTTCTGGCTTAAGGGGTTCAACAATTACTTTTCCGTTGTCATCAGTCCACCCTGTATTTAGCATGTGCTGGTCTTTTCTATCACCAACAACCATCCAAGAAACAGTGTCAGTGCAGGTATTATCTTGCGCTGTAATAGTCAGTGTATTTCCAGATACAGAACCTTTGACTGCTGTCCATCCTGATTCGTTAGAAGTAAAACACTGAACATCATCACAAAGAACATCAAAGGTTCCTTCAGTCATTCCTGCTTCGGTGTCGATATTTACCGTTGCAGAACCCGCGACCAAATCCACTGTGCCGCGATAGATGAGGTCGGCTTTCGGGCCTTCGATGAAAGAGTGGACAAGATGATGGGTATCAGTCTTTGCAGGCAATGGATGGTCAATTTTGAACGTACCACCGCCTTTGGAAATATCGCCAACGATGGTTAAGTCCCCATCACCGTTCAGAATCATTCGACCACTGTTTCCGCCAGTATTGAAATACATTTGGTCAATCGAATGGTAATAGTAAACAGCCCCCGCACCGCGAGTTGTATCTGAAAACTGGATACCGCCTGCGTTGCTAGTTCCACTACGGACATCTATCAGAGTCGTACCGCTGTTTTCCAAGATAAACATATCCGACGCATCTGTAGAGTAAGTACCGGCAAACGCTGCTTTTTTGACATGAAGAAGATTATCCGGCGCTGTCTCGCCTATGCCGACTTGTTCTGAACTATTTATAGTTATGGCAATAGCATCTGCGTTATCGTCAATTCCGTTACTGGTGAACGTAGTAAACGTACCCGCCGCAGCAGTTGAGCCACCAATAACTGTGCCATCAATCGTGCCTCCATCTATATCAGGCGTATTGATGTCTGGGCTTGTCAGAGTCTTATTCGTAAGAGTCTGTGAGCCAGTGAGCGTTGCTACTGTACTATCAATAGCAAAAGTCACAGCATTACCAGAGCCACTAGTATCAATACCAGTACCACCAGTAAACGTCAGAGTCTCTGAGTCTAGGTCTATGCTCAGTGCGCCACCAGAGTCTGCTTGGAAGTCTAAGTCCTGTGCAGTTACTTGAGAGTCTACATAGGCTTTGATAGACTGCTGAGAAGCAATACCTGTAGCACTGTTGGAAGACATATCGTCTTCATCAAGGAATGCTTTACCGTCTAGGATATTTAGCTCTGCTGCTGTAGACGTAACACCATCCATAATGTTCAGTTCTGCTGTAGTTGCAGTAACTCCGTCCATTATGTTTAGTTCAGCAGTAGTCGCTGTAACACCATCTAAGATATTTAGTTCTGCCGCAGTGCTAGTGACACCATCTAAAATGTTAAGTTCAGCAGTAGTGGACGTTACACCGTCAAGTATATTTAACTCAGCGGCAGTAGACGTTACTCCGTCCAGAATGTTTAGTTCTGCGGCTGTACTGGTTACTGTAGTACCGTTGATAGACAGTGCATCAGTTTCTAGAGTACCGTCAACATCTACATCACCTGAGATGTCTAAAGAAGCTACCACTGCTGTACCTGTGAGAGTAGGAGCAGTTAGTGTCTTATTAGTCAGCGTCTGAGAGCCTGTAAGGGTCGCTACAGTGCTGTCTATTGTTAGGGTTACTCCAGTGCCTGATGCAGTAGAATCAATCCCTGTGCCGCCTAGAATGCCCAGAGACTCGCTGTCTAAGTCAATGTCAATGCTGGACGAACCGTCAGTAACATCTAAGTCTTGCGCAGTTACTTGGCTGTCAACGTATGCCTTGATTGACTGTTGAGTAGCCAGTTTAGTGGCACTATTGGAAGACATGTCATCTTCATCTTTAATGCCAGTTACAGTAGCTCCATCACCCGCAATGTTGATGCTGGTGTTTGCTACAATGGTTGTACCTACGATACTGGAAGCACTGGATGCACCAATGGTCGTACCGTCTACAGCACCACCGTTAATGTCCGCTGTGGGTATAGTTACTGTGCCAGTGAACGTAGGGCCAGCAATGTTTGCCTTAGTTGCTGACGCTGTTGCAATGTTATTAAACTCTGTATCAATCTCAGTGCCTTTGACAATCTTGTTAGCGTTGCCTGAAGGTAAGGAGTCCTTAGATGCAAAGTTAGTTGTTTTTGTATAATCAGTCATTATATAAGTCTACCTATAACTGCTTCAGTATTTAGCTCTTGTATTGACAAGGCTCTCTGGTCTATTGTTGCTTCTATGCCTATGGTTGCTACTTTGCCTGACCCTGTTGCTTTTAGCCTAGCAACGTCAATAACAATAGTAGCACTGTATTCTGATGTGCTTACGTTGTACTCAGATGTTCCGTACTCTGCGATAAGGCTTGTAGCAACAGTGAACGCTTGCTTACTGTAACCTTCCGTGTAGTCATACGCCCAGTTGCCTACTATCTCACTACCTGAGCCGCCTATAACTGTAAAGCTAATCTCCTTGAGCATCTTAACTCTGGCTGGGTCGCCAAAGGACAGTGGATTAGTAAAGTACTTAAATGTGTACGTGCTGGTGTCATCTAAGTAATCACTGTAGTCGTTAATACCATTAGAGTTACCAAAGTACAGAGTACCGTCATCTGCTCTTGCGCCACATAGCAAAGCATTACCTAACCATGTGGTTGCTCTGTAGCTACCGTCTTCTAGTGTACCTCGCATGTCAAATACGTACACCTCAAGAGTATCGGGCAAGAACAACAGGTAGAAGGCTTCCTCTGGGCTGTACACTGACTTAATGTCACTTGTCTGTGTGTTTACAGCCAGCATCATAGTGTCACGCACATTCTTGGATACGTTGCCAATAGGGTTAGACTTCTCTTGGATAACTCTACCTAAGCTACGTAAACCTGAGTCAGACAAGAATATAAGGTCTGTACCGTTGCTTTGTACGCTGTCTCTAGCAATACAGCCGATACCAGTGATAGTATCAGCCAATGTCATACTGGACGGTGAGGAAGCGCCTTGGTACAGTAGAATGCTACGCTTACCAAAGATAACTAGAAAGTCATTGAACTCCGCTAGTGCTACAGTTTCATCAAAACCAGTGGGCCATACAGTAGTCAAATCTAAAGAACCTGAAGTTCCGCCTGTCCACGCATCGCCATCTAAAGTATCAGACCAGTAAAGAGTATAGTTATTATTGGCAACATCAGTTGCCCAAAGTCTACCAAAAGAAGCCAGTACTTCATTGGCATCTGGACAAGAGTTACCTACTGCTGTAAGAGTAGTACCCCCTGCAACGCTAACTAATGCTGCGTGTCCTCTCTGGAAAAAGTAAACGTCATTGTTAAAACTGACTATCTTCCAGTTGTTTGCAGTAATGGAGTAACCGCCTGGTAGGGTTACTTCAGTTAGTGTAGATGTGCCTGTGAATATCTTATTGTTGCCAGCAGAGAATACTGTTTTAGTTCCGTCTCTTTTAACAAACTCAAAGATAGTCTCTATACCGGCACTAGAACCCAGTGGTGTTGCTGAGCTAGTCAGCTTGTTAATACCTTTACGTGCTGCAATACGTCCATACTTGTCAATGACAGCGTTCTCTGCTATAGAAGCAAAGGACGGGTCTTGTCCCACAGGAGAGTCCTGAGTGTTTAACCCACGAAACCCTGGCGCACCAATGTATATGTTCTGACGTTGCTCAGCCATTATGGGACTCTAAAAATAAATTCTTCAGGGTTCTTATATGCGTCTAGCGCAATCTCGTCTGATAAATGACGGTCTGCAATGAGGAAGTAGTCTTGTGCAGTCGTGCCGCCAGTCTCTCCGCGCTCTCTTGCGAGTAAGGCAACTGCTGTGTGAATAATAGGACTAGCAGGCAGTGCAGTCGTATCTGTGTCATTGCTTAGTTCGTTTTCCCTCGCTATTAAGTCAAAGCGTATAGAGTACACACCGTCAGGTGTAGGGTAAAGTGTAACCTGTGTATCTTGTGAGCCATCTACTCCTGAGTACGTAAAGTAAGAAGGTTGACTGCTAACGGCCCCAGTATTATATACTGCATTGTTGACCCATGTTGGGGTTTGATAAGTAAGAAAACAATTAGAAGTATCATTAATGACACTATACACTTTAATGCGTTCACCAGCCCCTGTTAAGCTATATTCTGAAGTACCTGAAGATGTAGTGACAACTACTGTAGTCCTAAGAGCAGACCAGTCATGTGCGTTTTCTACTTGTCTCTTTGCGTCGTTTACAAAGTCGCCTACCATCTTAGAGTACGCTGTGTTAGCTACTGCGGACACCTCGTCTTCACGTAAGCGTCTAAGTACGCTGTTTACTAATGTTAAGTATTGTGTACTCATTAAATTTCTGTTCCATATAATCTTTGTAACACTGCTTCGCTAAACAAAGAATCATTGTATCCTTGGTCTAACCTACCTCTGACTGTCTCAGGAGCTAACAAAGGAAACCCTCTAAGGTTTCTTATTTGGTCTGCTACTAAAGAAGCAGAATCTTCTACAGGTGTATAATCACCATACTGTGTTGCTTTCTCTACAGGTTCGGGAGCTTGGTACATAGGTCTAAAAGTATAGTCTTCAAATAAAGTATTTGTAACCGCTTGTGGTCTTAACATGCCTGCTGCAAGTCCCACACCAAGCCCTCTGCCTAACCCTGTACCTGTTCCTGTTCCTGTACCGTCACCACCACCAGTGCCAGTGTCTCCAACTCCTGTTCCTGTGTCTGCTGCTCCGCCTACAGGGTCTTCTACAGGGTCTACAGGGTCTTCTATAGGGTCTCCAGGGTCAAAAGTTGGTGGGTCAACTTTAGGCGTAACAAAGTCATCTTCATCGTCATCGTCAAAAGGAGAAGGAACAATAGGTAAGTCTTTGTCTTCTTCTTCTTCACCAGAAGACTTTGGCCCTGAATAAAAAGAACCTACAACATAATTAGGGTTTTCTTCTGCCTGTTCATCATAAAGTTCTTCACCTGTTTTAGAGTGCCTAAAAACACCGTTGCCTAAGTATACCCAAGGAAACTCAGGGTCATCTCCTGCTATTGGGTCTTCAAAGTCATCTACAGGCTCTACAGGCTCTGTTGCAGGAGTTCCTTCGTCACCACTACTGCCTGTAGTGGGGTCTTCTATTGGCTCAATTATCGGCTCAGGTATATCTAATGGAGGGTCTTCTGGTGGTTCTATTGGCTCAACAGGGACTACAACTTTTTCTTGTTCTTCTTCTGCTTCTCTAGCTTTCCTAGCTTCTTCTTCTAAGCGTTGACGCTCTAGTTCAGCTAATCTATTTTGCTCCGCTGCTTCTTCAATAGCCCGTTGTCTAGCTTCTTCTTCAAGTGCCTGGGCTATGTCCCCCACACCATCACCATCAGAATCTGACCACTCATTAGGGTCATCGGGAAATAAGTCATATATATCTTTAATCCCGTCACCGTCAGTATCAGCTTCTTGACGTATTCTTTCTTGTTCTTTACGCTCTGCTATACGTTGCTGTACGTCTGCTTCAGCGTCTCTACGTGCTTTTACCTGAGCTACTTTGTAAGCATCTTGAGCGTCCCTATAGGTGCCTTGCTGTAGCTTTATAGAATCTTCATACTTTGTTTTAGCTGCGCTTTCTGCTGTCTTCGCTTGGTTTACTTTGTCCCGTGCGTCTTGTTTTGCTTTCTTTTCTAATTGTCTAGCTCGCTTAGCTTGAGCGCTTGCACCTCCATAAGTACGCAGCATGTACTGTGTACGGGCTTCTGCACTAGCTACAGCCGAATCTGTTTGTTCTATAACAGTAGCTACATTGTCTGATGCAGTTTGTGCTGCTGTTTGAGCCGCAGTTACTGCATCGTTTGCAGCAATAACGTCAGGGTTATCTTCAGGGACTGTTATTGCGTCTACAGCAGTAGATACCGCAGCAGCGATGTCTATAGCGTCTTGTTCGCTTTGTTCTTCTTCTTCCTCATCTTTTATTTGCTGCGTTGCATCAGCTATATTATAAATAACATTTAAGTCAGCTTCGCCCCAATCGTCTTTAGCTATTTCACTTACAACGTCTAATACCCTAGCTGTTTTAGTTAAACCTCCTGCTGTATCCGCAGCTCTGCCTGATTCCGCAATAACTTCTCCAATATCTCCTGGAAGTACGTTGCCTATTGTTTTTGTAATAGCATCTCCTGCTACTGCGGCCACTACATCTAGTACATTTATATCATTACCCGTAGCTGCTTTTGCTGCTAGTAGGGCTAACTGTCCTCCAGGAACAAAAGACGCTATTAAACCAGTTACAGGGTTGTTAAGAAAAGCGTCTACTTTGCTTTGATTAGGAGCGTCAACATTGACTATAGAATAAGAGCCTACAGGAGAACTAAAGTCTGTAAAACTTTGAGTGTTTATGTCTGCTGATTTGAAATTCTGAGTGTATACCTCATTTCTGTATTCTTCGGCATCCTCTGGACTTAACAGAGACTCTATAGATATACCTTGCGGAGTTTTTAAGTAAACTTTTTTGCCGTTAACTACTTTATACGGCTCAATACCTAGCTCTTTTACCTTGTCTACAAAGGCTTGCCCTAATACGCTTTTCTCAGCTTCTTCTCTAAATGTACCTCTGCCACCTCTACCAGGGTCAAACTCATTTATGTTTTTTAGTGTTTGAGCGTTTACAGCGTCTTTGTTTTCTTCAACAAAGTTAGCATACCAAGTCATCAAATCAAAGACAGCTTTTTCTTCTTCTTTAGAAGATTTAGGTTCGCTACTTTCAGTTGCTACACCGCCTGTAAAATCAGCAGGCATATCAAAGCTAGAGCCAAAAGGGTCTTCGTAGTCGAAAGTTGCTTCAGCCATTACTTGCTACCCCAGTTAGATAGGGTTTTAATACCAAAGCTGGCAGCTATAGCGCCACCAAGGAATGCTTTGTAGTAGTCCGGCATTGTAGACAAGACAGTGAACCCCTGCTCAACGTATGGAACCATTGACGGTATAAACGCACCTATCAATGGTAAACTTAGGATAATAGCAAACCACTCGTCCTTCCAAGAGGACTGTGATGCTGCGGCTTGTTGAGTTTCCCAGTCAGCAT